TGAACGGACTGCACCATTGAAGGTTGTATTACCCATGAGTATCTCCTGTCTGGGTTAGTGTCAAATTGTTTCATGTGAAACATTTGTCAGGAATAAAAAAAAGGACTGCCCGATAATACACCGGACAGTCCTTAAAAGCTCTAGCTAGAGCCTGGGGAACCGTAGATTCCCAATGGATCAGATACGCCGAACGAGTAACGCTCACGCGCTTTGTAGCGCACGTTACCAGTATCAAAGTCGCCGTCCATAGAAGTTTCAAGCGCAGTACGCTCAAACATCTTCATACCGTTCGGTATATCGGTGGTCAAGAAGAAAGCGTTGCTGTCAGTCAAATAATGATTCACAGCGTAACCTTCAGGGATAGCACCCATGTTACGAATAGCATTGATGTCGTTGTCAGCCGTGTTAGTCCGCTGAGTTGTTTCAAGCAGACGATCTGCTGTAAACATCAATGCGGGTGGAACGATTAAACGACGAGGACGAGCGGCAATCAGAAGGCCACGTTCATCAGTGAACGCAGCAATCTCGATGATTGCATTCTCTAGAGAGGTCTCGTTTAAGTCAGCACCTGTTGTTGGGCGGTTGGAGTTAGTTCCACCGCTTACCAATGGGTGGCTGGCGCTGAACAACGTAACTCCGTCACCAGACGTAAAGGTTGTGAAACCGTTGTTGAGCAAGTTAGCCGCTTTGACTTGCTTCGTGTAAGCCATTGCGCGAGAAAGCGCCTTGGTGTAACGAGCAGAAAGAGAATCATAAAGATTATCTTCCATAGCCTCCTCGGTTATAGCAAAGCCCATCGAAATAGTTTCGTGGTTATATCTGGCAGTGTAAGACTCTTGTGCAGAGTCATAACTTGTTGCCGCGCCTTCTGCTTTAACAGGGGCAGCCGCAAAGCCAGAAAGCTTTACTTCTTCTTCAAACGAACGATCAGAACTTTCTGTCTCATAAATGAGCGTGTGTTCATCTTCGTATTTTTCGTACTCCAAACCAAATAAGGCGTTAAGCCCTGGTAGGAGTTCTTTAAGCATTTGCGCTCTTGAAATTGCCATTACTTAATTCTCCTTATACACCAAGCTTGGTTTCGTAAGCGTGACTTAAAGGTAGATAGGTCACAATACAGTCGGTGAAGGCGTCGCCTACAGCACTGGTTGGGCCATCTACGAAGTCAACGATACGCAGTGGTAATGTATTAGTCGTAGCAATAGAGCCGCCGTCTAAGGCGTTCTTGCTTCGACCGATGGTTGTTGAACCGGCAGTGTTAACCGCTGAGACATTGTTTCCAAGTCCAGTTTGTGCAATAGCTTCATCAGCTTGCATACGGAATAACAGCTTAGGATCGTCAACAACGTAAGCAACAATGTCATCAGCAGCAGTTGATGCTGGGAATTGTTGATTGAACGTCATCTGGTTTGTAGTTGGATCTGTGTAAGCGCAGCCTACAAAAATACCAACGGTGCCAGCAGCAACAGAAGTTGTTACAGCAGCTTTTTCAACAGTTCCGGCAGCAACGAGCTTTACGAAATCACCATAAAAAATGGCGGTTGCATATGCGTTTGCAATCTTGATATGACGAATTTTCCCAGTAAATGAGCCACTCGCACTCAAGGTATCAACCGGCTCTGCACCTGTGGGGGTAGCAGCGATAGCCATAATAGGCCTCCTAGTTAATTAAGGGCCAACCCCTGCTTAGGGTTAACCTCTTCCAAAAGTTGTCCTGGTGCTACGCTCTGGAGAGAGCATTGGCATCCGAGGATCGTTTTCTCTTAGATAGTTGTTGTCAACCGAACTCATCTGTTGTTCAGCAACATTCTGGAAGTGTCTTTCTCGCGCAGCCATCTTTTCTTCTGGCGCTTTGCACAATAATAATCCACCAACCTCAATGTTGCCTTCAAACCGAGAGCCTATATCCGACTGTAACATCAGTTCTGGATGATCGTCAGCCCTTACAGGCTGCCATCCTTCCCGAAACATCTTAGATGTATGCGTGTTATCAGACTCTCCTAGAATACTGGTTCTTACCCATCTAAAAACCCATCCATCTTGTGGATCGGGATCTGGAAGGATAGAAGCAGGACTCCATGTATCTGTCGGTCTTGCATCAACTTCTCTAGAGTTGCTTTTTCTTGGTGTGCGCTCATCAGTCATTACGAAGTCTCCTTGGCGAGTTGCCTCGCATACTGTTCTGGGGTTAAACCCAACCTCTTGGCGAGAGATAATTGGGTAGCCGTCAACCGTACTTTGCGCGGTTTAGCACCATTACTCCGTGAGGAGGGGGCTACCACCGACGAGGGCTGATTGTGAGTCACGGGCGCGTCACGGCTATATGTGTCGCTATTATCCTCCCAATCATGTTCTGGAAATGCTTGTCTTAAACGAGCATCAATCTGCCTAAAATACTCCTGAGAGTTAGGCTGAATTCCTCTTTTTATTAAACCTGCATGAGCACCATACGCCAGACTGGTCATTTCTTCAAACCCGTCTTGCATAAACCAAGTGTTCTTAGATGCCCACTCTTGGGCCTCTGGATCTACCTGTGGTGCTTGCTGCTGAGCAACTTGTTGTACTGACTGCTCAGCAATTTGCTGCTGATAAATCTGTTGCTCGTACTGCTCTCTCTGAACTTGCTGTGATGAAAGCTGTTGAGCATGACGCTCTGCCTCACCAACTTCAGCTTGCGCTCTCATAAGGTCTTCTTGAGCGTTAACGACATTATCAGTGTCGCCTTCCTCATAAGCTTTCTTATAATTGCTTCTTGCTTGTTGCAAAGAGAGTTCTGCTCTTTGTTTGATCTGGGCAACTAATGCGCCTTCACCACGATTGATTAAAGATTCATACTCTTTGTTCTTCGCTGAAAGCTGTTGGGCAACACGAACAGCTTCTTCGCGCATCCTTTCTGCGGCTTCCCGCTGACGGCGCTCTTCATGCTGCTCGTATCGTAGTTTGTTAATTCTTTTTTGAACTTTATCGCTATAGCCACTTAGCTCATCATCGTCTTCTGTATCAGAAGCCTCTGCTGATCTAGGAGCCCTACGATCTTCTTCACCTCTATCGTCAATGACCTCAAGCTCAATGTCTGAGTCTTGATCGTCAGAGGATTTTTTACCGATCTGGGTGCGGACACCAAAGAATTTCTCTTCGGGACTGTGCTGCTGACCTAAGTCAGTATCTTCTGCTTCACTCATACCTTAACGATGCCTCTTGGATCTTCGACAACAGCCTCAACGGAGTCATCATTGATTAAACGAAATTCCTTACCATGCACTTTAAATCTAGTACCTGAGTAAGACCTCATTAGAATCCAATCACCTTTCTGGCAATAAGGGCCATCAGGGAATCGCTTAGGGTCATTGTAAGCACCAGCTCCCATTTCGAGAACCATGCCGACAATAGACCCTACTTCCTCATCACGAATTGTGGAGTGTGCCTTTAGTATGCCACCTTCCGTCAATTCATCAGGCTCTGGTAGAGCGATCAACAGCTTAAACCCTTTAGGGGTAGGCAACTGCTTTGCCTTGCGAGAATCATCCTCTTCAGGTGTCTCGTTATTTGCTAATGCTTCAGACATTAGTGTTTCCTTCAGCACTGGAAAATAGCGTCCAGAGTCGCTTGCACCGCTTTTGCGGGGAATTACGTCGATTCAGCCCTCTGTTTGAGGTCTAAAATCTCACGTTCTGCTAGTGCTAAACCCTCGATAATGCCGCAAATCTTGGCGTATTCGCCGTAATCTTTGCAGCCACCACCGCTAACATGGTCAGCATATTCATTCATTTGAGATCTGATCGCATTTTTTAAAACATCAAAGACATTGTCATGAATGTTAGTCATTCATAAGATCCTTAGCGATCTCAATTCCAATCTTCATACCGTCAAGTTGCTCTTTTGAAGCAATGCGCCGATCTTCAAGCTCTTGTTGTGTGTTTGTTTCAGAGATACGAGCGCCAAGCCTGCCCTGCTCTATCTGCATCTGTTGATCAAGACGTTGCTTATCAAGCTGAGCCTTAGCCATTAGCTTTTGACCTTCTAGCTGAAGCTTAGCTTGGTCTGATTGAGCTTTAGATTGGGCAGCCATCTCTTTAATCTGCAACTCTTTCTGCTGCATCTGGACAAGAGGGTCTTTAGCCTGCTCTTGAGCCTTCTTCTGCTGAGCCTCTTGCTGGTTCTTACCTTTAAGCTGCTCGGCAGCCATGCTTGCAAGCTGAGATATTCTGAATTCAATGTCTTCTGGCAAGCTTTCCCCTGGTGGTGGAAGCTCAAAGCCCAGTTGTTTCTCAACATCTGCTCTATATTTAAACGCCAAGTGTTCTTGAACGTGAGCAGAAAGCTCAGCCATAGCCTTTTTAGCGTTAGGACTCTTGCCCATAACCTCNANNANTTTAGGATCTTGCGCCATAGCCATGTGAGTTTGTATGTGAGCCTCATGGTCTTGGTAANCAAATGCCTTAACAGGCTTACCATTTATGATGTTCATGTTCTCACTTACAGGATCTGTAGGCTGCATGTCATCATCCGTAGGCACAATCTTGTCTGCATCACGGATATTAAGGATTTCTAGCATTTGACGGTGCAATAACGGCAAGTCATACATCTCAGGCGCTTGTTGAGCCAGTTGAAGTGCTGCTTGGTACTGCATAATGCGCTGAGCCATCGTTCCTGCGTTAGGATCGCTGACTGGAATGATGTCTACACGGTCATCAAAGTCAGATCCTACTAAAGGCTCGGACTCTTCGTCATACGGATAAGCTTCTGGGCCAAAATCACGCACAATTCCGCTTAACAGGCGCAATTCCACCTTCATAGAGGCATGCATACGGGCCTGAACGGCGCTCATGACCTTCATTGACCGCTCTAGTATCGCTAAAGTGGTTCCAACAGGCGCTTCCGCGTTCATATCCGCCGCTTTTACGTCCGCAGCCGAAGCAAAACGTCTTCCTTCCTCTACAATGTCGCCCATAAGCTGGTATAAGACCGTGCTTGGCTCTTTGTAGGGCAAAAAACTGATATTTTCTTTGATTGATCCACCAGGAACGTCCACATCGCGGAACTCGCCAGGCATAATCGGGGTGTCATCACCCTTAATTCTTAATCCTCTAGCTTTTAAGCCGCCTGGTAGGTTGGCTAAGGTGCCAGCATCTACCAATTGACGAAGCAAAGAGGTTGCTGACTTAGCTAAACCGCCAATCATGTGGATAAGACCGAAGCCATAGAAGCCAAGACCAGGCATATACTGGTAGTGAACGAAATGCTCACGCTTCATCTTGTACTCATCGTCCTCATACCAGTTCCGACGAATCGAAAGAATGGTTCTGGAGCCAAGCTCTATGGAAACAACATAAGGTAATTGAATGCCTGTAGGCTCACCTTTAGCTGTATCTTCAAATCCAACCAAATCTAGGTCAACCATCATCTCTAGAATGGTGTGACGAGAATCTAAATCGTAATTAGCTGAGTCGCCAGTAAGCTCATTGTACTTTCGCTCGATATCATCGTAGTCAGGTGCTGCTGCTGCAATCTCAACATCCGCATAGAAGCCGTTAATCTGCAACTTACGGATATCATTCGCGCTACGCTTCATGATATGAGTTGCTCTCTCGCAAGTCACAAGATCAGAAGCGCCATAGCTAACAACAAAGTCTTCAGCAGGCACGAACATGCTGCAAGGCCGACCCATAGTTGGATCAAAATAAACCTTACGGAAAGCTGATCCAGCTAAAGGCAAAGAGAAAAGCATACGCTCTGTCTCTGAGCGATACTCAGTCATCTTCTCAGTCAACAAGTAGTTAAGATAATCTTGAACTCGATTGGCTTGCTTCTCCTTGTCTGTGCTTATAGCGCCAACAACAGATGTCTTGACTGGGCCGCTAGCAGGGAAAAGCTCTTGTATAGCCTGAGATTGGAATTTTATTACTGACTCAGTCAGTAGCGGGTGGAATACGCCACAAGCGCCATCCCAAGGGGTAGTTCTGTTTTCGTGCTTTAGGCCTAGAAGATCCAAACCCTCGATATAGGTTCGCTCCCAGTCAGCACGACTTTCTTTGTCAGACTTAAAAGCGCCAACAAGATCCGAAGCAAGGCCATACAACTCCCTGTCTTCGATGTACTCTGCAAGGTTAGCGTCATGAGGGATTTCCCCATCAACACCAGTGTCAGCATTAAACTCAAAGATCATGCCGCCATCTTCTGTCTCAATAGAAACAGCCTCTGGGTTTACAATCTCAATCTCTAAGTCAGGCTCACCACCCTCACCAGCGGAGAATAAGCCGTTTGGGGATTCTAGTGGACGCTCGATTGACATCTAACCGTTCTTTGTGAATTTTTGAGTTCTTGCTGCGCCAGAACCTCTAGCTACACCACCGCCTTCCATGCGAGCTATTTTCGCAACACCGCCGTTAGCGTACATCTTAGATCCCATTCGCATCTTGTTTGGCATCATGCCACCCTTCTGTGCGAGAAACGCAGGAACCATTTTGCCGTCTTTTTCAGCCATAGGCATTTTATCTGTTTTGCCGCCGCCAGCGTAGCCTTTAGATTTCATTTTGGTCTTACCGCCAGCCACCATGCCTTTGGTTTTTATCTTGCCGCCACCCACATAACCTTTAGATTTCTTCATCAGAATCCTCTGCGTATAAATTGTCAAAAATTCTATTAACGTCTAACGTGTAATCTAGGTCAGACTTACTGTAATGTATTTGTTGAGATGGCCTAAAATCAGGCGCTCCTTCCCCAGTCTCAAACCAA